ACGAGATGTCTTAGGGTCTCGTGGGCTCGGAGATGTGTATAAGAGACAGGCACGAGAAGGGGGCGGGGGTCAATTTTAAATTGGGTCGAGGGTTATTATACCACCCTTATTATAAAATCGTGCTATGGGCTTATTAGAGGGGTTTAACGACGTCCTCTTTTTTGCGGGCTATTAAATCTGCCCACGTTGCCACGGAAAGTCGTAGCTCGGTGTTCTGTTTCGTTCTATTTTGACCAGTACCATAGATTTCTTGCTCTAGGGTACGTTTGGTGTTATCGCAGCTTCTACACGTTGCTACCACATTTGAAATTTCAGTCCTAAGTTCTGGAGCTATTTCAACGGGTGTAATGTGGTCGCCTATGCGTGCGTCTGGTGTGGTCACACCCAACGCTAGACAATACTGACACAGATAGTTGTCACGCTCTAAAGCCATCTTACGAATAGAAGACCAAGTCTTTGAGCGATAGAATGCGTAACGTTCCTTACTCTCATCATCTCTGTTCCTTACTCGTGTGTTGTATCTAGTCCGTGAGTATCTCTGCCTTCCCTCAGTGTATGCTGCTTCCATACTGTGATGTGTAGTGCAGTAATGTAATGGCCTCTCTGTTAGAGCATGGCATCCCTCTGCCCTGCATCGTCTGACCATCGGCATTGGCATACCTCCTTTCAGATAAAGTAAAAGAAGAACACTGTTGTGTCCTTCTGATTCGATAATACTATATTACCACGTTGATAGTATGATGGTGTATGAATTGGTATATACCACTATAAATCAATCCAAATACTTCTCAGCTTGTCTTAACTTAACGTAGTATGTAGCCTTACTAAAGCCCATGCGGTCACATATCTGCCAGATATCTAACTGGTCTATGTAAACCATTTGTAGTAGGGACCTAGCATCTATGTCCCCCACGTTTGCTATCTGCCTACGAAACTCTAGTTTCTGTTTGATAGCCTCAGCGGTAAACCGTTCTACTTCTTCACGGGCTGTCATAAGCTCCACATAGATATCATCCTTTCCCTTACGTTTGCCACCTCGGACCATGTCTGTTTGCATTGCACCAGCCGTTACTTTTAGTGCTTGCGATTCCAGTCGTTTGATTTGTTCTATCTGACTGTCAATATATCTATCAAGCGCCTTGATTTTTTGCAGCCGTTCCACTGTTCTCATAAATTACATTCCTTTATGGTATAATATTATTATTAGCGTTTGAATGGTCCTAGGCATTAGTCTGGGTCTTTTTTGTTTACAAGAATAAAGAAGGATTAAGTTATCGCCTCCCATGCGTTAGATTTGCAACACTACCAGTTTAAGTGCCACATTGATTTGAATGAATAAAAAATAAAGGCTCCTCTTTTCTAATTTTAGATTAACTGGGTTTTTTCAGCTTCAACCACCAGCCAAGGCGTCCGCTGAGTAATGCAATTATGAGATAGAGGACACACCTCCAATCTCAAAAATAGCTGGGTTTAGCGCATAGGTCTATCAGCTATGCGAGTGTCCAAAAGCTTTAGTCACTTAGAATATTTTGATAGACAATAGCCAGTGACGGATTCGAACCGTCTAAAACCATACTGGCTACACACCGAGCATGTAAGCTCGATATAGATAATGTTTAACAGTTGGCTTGTTACGTCCCAAACCTTCCTTGCTACGGTATCTTCTGGCAATGCGGTCGATATCTTCGTCTAACTCTGCTGCCCAATCGTAATTATTAAATACGTATTTAGCAATATCGCCAAACAGTTCATCCGAGATTAGTCCCTCTATCTGGATAAGTTTGCGAGGTGTTAACCTGTTAATCTCTCGATAGAGCTTACTTAGATTGTCAGCGTGTTTCCTTGCTTCTTCTCTTGAGCAGCCTATCAAGCTCATGATGTGGGTTGTAACTCTCTTGCCATAAGCTTCTCGCATGGCTTTAACTTCATCGCAGAAACGCTTGAATAAGTCGTCTGGTAGTCCAGCGTTGTCAAACGATACATGCTTTTGATAAGCCTTCTTCCCTCGATAATTCTCAGCCAAATAAGCGTGTAAGTCGTTGTATAATTCGTCTGAGATAAGACCTTTTAGGTCATCTAGCGTGTTTGGAGATAACCTAGAGCGTTCATGAATGACATTGCAGAATTTCTGTGAGTATTTCCTTGCTTCACGAACATCGCAATTTCTAACGGCTCGGATTCGTCCGTTAAACTCTCGCCCATATTTCACTCTGAGCGCATTGTACTCGTTGACTAGACGTCGATATAGTTCTGGTGTTAGTCCAGCGTTTGGGTATTTCCTAGTCATTAGTTACCCCGTCCTTTCAGATAGCTAGGAATATCATCCCCAACTTGCACGCTGTCGTACTGTTCCTTGCTAACCAAGAATTTACCGTAAGCACCACAATCAATAGTGTAGAGCTTCCCGACCATTGATTTTCCAGTTACCTTACCGTGCAACTCCACCGCATTATCTGCCTTGTGGATTACCACGGTCTCGATAGGTCTATTGACCACTCGCAACACTGTAGTCACGTTAATTGCCAGTGACACTAGTAGCAGAATCGTCGCTATCGTTAGCTGATTCTCTCGTTTTTGTTTTGACAAAGTTGTCATCAATCATTACTCCCTTTCTATCTTTGATGTCGTTATAAGCGATTGTAAGGCATTCCTCGACGTCGTAACCGAGTTGCAAGCATAAAACTACTAGCGTCACGATAGAATCACCTATAGCGTCTTTTAATGACCATTCTGGGTCAGCAAAATCGTTAGGTTTTAGAAACACGTCTCGAATCTCGCCCACCTCTTCAGTAACCTTCATCCATTCGACTTTAGGGTTTCCTTGGTCCAGACCATGACTAATAGCCCACTCGTTAACCTTAGTGATTAATTCTGAAAATGTGTTATTGGTATCGTAATCTAGCAAGTAAGAAATCGACACATCGAAGCAATCAGCTAACTTTTGGAACTTATCTGCGCTACTAAAGCCGTATTTTTCCCAGTGGATAATCGTTCTCTTTGTGACACCAATCAAATCAGCCAGCTCCGCTTGCGTCATTTTCCGTGATTCCCTTAACTGTTTAAGTCTGTTCATTCCCCACCTCCAAACAGCGTGCGCCAAGCATAAACCACAGCTACGACCATCAAAATAAATTTAATCGTTTCCATCGTCCACCTCTTTAGTTTTTTCTATTTCGTCCGATAAGAAAATAAACGGAGTAGTTACATAAATAGGGTTGTCAAATACCGGTTTTTTTGTAAAAGGCGCTAGCGGGACATCTTTTAAATATATCGCTACAAGGCCGTCGCTATCCTCTTGCACGTAATCGATTTTTTCGACGTTAATAAGCATTCTCGGTTGTTCTTCACCATATTTTACTGGTGTCACTTCGATAAACCTTGCCATCTATTCCACCTCTTTCACTTCCACGCCTTCGCAGTCAAATACCCAGCCGAAATCAGCATCTTCTAGCTCTTTGTGAGTATGCTTGGTTCTGTAACTTCCAGTTTCGTTATCTGATGCGAGAAACCAGTATTGATTATCTAAATTTCTATTGAGGTATCTACCGTATCCGTCAACCCCTTTTACTCGAACCGTATATCTAGGCTCGCTCTCGACCTCATATCCAAACTGGTTCATGTTGACAATGGTTATAATAGGCTCGGTTTCTTTTTTTTACCCAATTTTTAAAATCGTCGTCTTCTTGGTCATCCCAATTAGAAAAATAATCCCATAATTCATAGTCGCAGTCATCTTTATGTTCCTCATACCAATCTGCCACGTATTGCGGCACTACTGGTTTCTCAAAGAATGAATCATATAAATCCTTAGCGTAAGCTTCCGAAATGCGTGCCACCTTTATTAATTTCAGTACTGCTTCTTTTCTATCCATTGTAAATACCCTCATTTTCTTTCAACCATCGAGTGAAACCGTCAAAGATGTCCTCACCTTTTTTCAGTTTGAATTTACCGCTGTATCTATAATCGCAATATTTGATATAGTCAGCTAATGTTCCTCCATAAAAATCATCCATCTACTTCCTCCATCTCAACTGTGTACATCCTAGAATTGCGATATTTAACACCTCGCAAGCGGTGCAATTCATTGATAGCGTCATTCTTGTTACTGAAGACATGCTCACTATCTTCCATATTGTCGTAATATACGATTACTTTATATTTCATAGCTCTACTAATCTCCTTCCATTTTCCGATGTTCTTCGAGCGTATACCGGCGTACCGTAGTAACCAACGGTACTAGCTGACACGCCCAATTGTTTAGCAATTTCACGCTTAGTTCCCATTGCCAATAACTCATCGCCTTTATATAATGCGTATTCCTTTACTTGCATAGTTCCATCATCTTTCTTAATAATTCTTCATCCGGTAACTGCTCTAAAGTTAGAATACGATTGAGTTTCTTTGCGTTGATACCTAGTTTAATTGCCACCGCGCCTCTCTTTTGGTGTGTGGTATAAAACCAGAGCCTAAAATACTCCACACGTTCTAACACTGTTACCGGTTCGTATGGCCTTGATGCATATTTAATGCCAGCCATACGATCATTCCACCGTTTTACCATTGACTATATCCATAGCCTCCTTAACACTTCTTGCCACGCCAACGAGCGCTCCTCGTTTTCGCATGGCATCCATAAATTTCTTTTGGTCGTCTCTCACTCGACCTTTTTTATTTTTTACCTCGATGAAAAATATCTGTCCGTCTGGTCTAAATCCGAATAGGTCACAAAACCCTTTCGGTGCTCCGGTATCAAACCAACGCCCGTCTGCCATTCTGACCTTACCAACGTTAATTCTGAATACCATATAGCCAGCTTTTGATAATTCCACCCGTATTTGGTTTTGTATTAGTGATTCTGTAGCCATTCCTTATAAATGCTCGCAATCTGTTTGTCGGTGTATGCTTTACAATGCTGCTGGAATAAACAATTACGTAAAGTATCTTCGTAAACTTCATCACCCTTTGTACTCCATTTATCAAATGGGCTATCGATAAATAATTTCGTTTCTTTGTCGAGATGTCTATCAAAGAACTCTTTCAACCATTGTTTCTTTTCTGGCGTAGCTTCTTTGTTATCTTCGTATTTGATAAACGCAATAACTTTAATACCACTGTCATCATCAACCATAAGTTCGTTGTTATGATTTTCGAATATTACTGGAATGGCATTACATTGCACATCAAGAACTGTTGCTGCTTCAGAAAAATCTTTGATGTAATCACTGATATTTTCAACAGGTTCGCATATTTGGTCGATTTCTAAGTATTGAATTTCCATTTTTTTCTCCTTTCGGTTACTCGGTTGCAGTAACCGTTACTAGTCCGAGTAACCACCATAAACCCTTATATATCAAGGTTTCTGGCTACTTTAGTTACTCGGTTACCCCATTTTTTTGACTCTCTCTCTCTATATATATATTATTTATTTATTTATTTATAAATATATTTAAAAGTAGTAACTAAGTAACCAAAGCAACCGAAACCCTTTATTTTCAAGGGGTTTGACGGTTACTGGTTGTAGTAACTTAGAGTAACTAAGTAACCATAACCACTACGGTTGCTTTCTTCGCTTTCTTTTCGTCCCATTTAAAATTAAAGTCATACCAATAATCCGGCTTGTCTTTAGTAGGGTTGAAGAAATTAAGTGGTTTCTGTCTATCTTTAATCCACCCAACCGGTAAATTCTGGGCAACTTCTTTTTCGAAGTTTGATTTCTTGGGAATAGTATGATTACCTTCATGACACCATGAGCGGTACACATCCCATAGGAACCTAACTGGAATACGAGTAGATTCGACTGTTGCGAGGTATTCATTAAGGAATTTATAAACTGTGTTATTCTCTTCCTTAAATTCTTGCATGCGTTCTTGTGTCGCTTTTGGCTCACTGAAACGGTCAAAATCTAGGTTGATTGCTTTCCAGAGCACATACTCCAAAACTTCTTTACGATTGATGTAATCGTCCTTGATTGACCAATTATCGTCATTGACACCAAATGTTTTTTTGAATGGGATAATCACAATGCGGCGGTAAGTACCATTAGATTTGTTCTTAAACACTGGCATAGCGTTGGTAGATTGGATAACCGTCTTCTTAAACTGTGCTAAGTAGGGGTTCTCTCCTTTCTTTTCAATCGAAACCGGCTCGCCGGTTACAACCGAGTTAAAGTTGGAAGATTCATCCACATAGATACCTGCCTGCACATCATCACCGATAATTACCGTCTTACCTTCAATGATGGCAAGACCGAAACGCTCTGAAAACTGATTAAGTTTCAACGGTGCTACGTTCTTCAACCCAACTAGATTGCTAATCAACTGTTGAAATGTACCTTTACCATCATTACCGTTACCGACTAACCAGATAGATTTACGATAAGAGTGGTTGCCGTTCAGTGACGCTGCAATGACTTGCCATAGTAGTTCGACAAGCTCACTGTCACCACTCATTAAATCGAGTAACCAGTTATCAACATCCCAACCGTCTATGATTGGCTTAGGGGCATTCTCAACTAATTCTGTTTCGATGGTACTGAAGTTAATAAATTTATAGTCAAACGATAGTAGTTTCTTCTTACGTTTATCGTAGATGCCATTTTTTACGAGAATAAAGCGTCTTACATCTCGATACTCTGGTTCAAAATCCATACGCATGCGGTTATATTCATATTTCCTGCTCATGTTTGATAGTAAGAATAGAACATTGCGGCATTTCGTTTCATTGAGTGTAGGCTCTAAGATATAGATAAGCTGGTAGGCGTATCTGTAATCTTTCTGGTAGTATCCACGCTCTGGATCGTATAGGGCTACTTTCCCATTTTCGAGGGTTATGACATGGGTGTATTTATTTAAGCCTTTAGCCACTACTAACTCTGGCAATGATTTAGGTTCCGTTTTTTTTGGATTTTCTTCCTTGAATTTTTCAAACCACTCATTTCTGTAGGATTTTAGCTTATTCTTAATTCCTTCCTTGCTGCTTGGTTTTCCTGGCGACAGACTAGAGCTTGCAAGTTGCTCTCTATAGTAGTTGAAATCAATCGTTGTCAAGCCCAACCCTCCTTATTTCTTTATCTAACATGCTCTTAAATGTCCTTTCAAATTCCTTATCATCCAACGGTTCGGATGTGTTACTGTTTGCCATCTTTGCGAGATGGTAAGTAATTTCTGGGTCAACACCTCGAAGGAGTAGCCCGCCGACAAATTCGGTAAGGGCGTTATTTCGTCCTCCTTGGTCTCCAAAGCCTAGCAGTATGCTTTCAAATAACTTAGCTGTCTTCGTGCTACCAGTGTACCCACTAGCAAACGATGGCATCTCATACTGGGTAGGCTCTGGCTTCATTTTCTGCAACACTTTTATCAACGCAAGAGGTGCTTCTGTTATGCTCCCATCTTTTGGCGAATGGATTACATCCCATTCGTAGTACCCCTTGGAATTATTGGACGGTGGCACTAATATGTAGTTATTAACGTGTGCCTTGATATCCACCCCCTCAATCATCCCAATATTTTGTGATATAGGATGGTTGAGGTCTTTTTTTAGATAGATATGCCTGCCACCGCTGGGCGTGGTAGCTTGCAAGGTCGGCGGTATGAGTCTTGCATGTTCCCAATTCCTTAAATTAGTTAAACCATCCACATCACCGTGCATGTCAATATCAATGACAAAGAATGTATCAGTTTTAAGTGCTATGTTAGCGTCTGGATTTTCTCGCCATGCTCTACGGATTTCGTTCTCGGTCATGGGAGGTTTGTCAGCGAAAGAGATAAGAGGGGTTTTGCCGTTTTTTGAGATAGGGATAACAGAGTAGCCCATGCGTTGATAGTTGATTGCGTAATCAACCATCTCCATAATTAGAATGGAAGAGCGTCATCCGAGATATCCATAGGATTACCTGCTGGAAGTGGTAGCTCGGTAACTTCCATACGCTTAACATTTAAGTTCTCGTAGGTTTTACCTTGCCATTCAGATTTTTCATTCTTAACAGTAACCTTAAGAGCTTTGCCTTCGAGTTGGTTGAGGTAGTCTTCCAAGCTACTAAATTTAGTACCGTCTGGAATGCCGGCAGCTTTAGCAAGGTTCATGATAGAACCGACTGGATATTTGCCATCTTCTTTCTTAGCAAAGATACGATGGAAAATAATGTTATTTTGATGTACCTGCTGGAAGTCCTTGCGAATACGGAAACGGATGTCTAGGAAGTCAGCACCGCCTTGAGTAGCGTCTTGTTTTGCTAGATCGATAGTAACCTCATAAGTACCATCTTTGATTGATCCAAATTCTTTAGCTTGTGAATAGTCGATTGTAAACATAGTTTTTTATCTCCAAATATTTCTTTTTTTCTGTTGGACAAACACCCATCCGGGCTTATATCCATGTTGTTTAGCAAAGGCTTGCAATTCTGCAATGGTTTGGCATTGGTCGCTAGTAACGAATGTTTCAACCTTTTCATTGATTGCTTGCCGTCGTTCTTCGAGTTCTATTTCTCGAAGGATTTCGATTTCTTCTTTGGTTGGTTGATTCTCATGGCCACATAGTGGGCAGATACGTTCAACACTCCAAAATGTTGCGTAACACTCATCACACGTTCGTGTGGTAGGCTCACCGAGTTTAGCTTTCTGTTTCTGTTTGCTCACACCACTCAGCGACCATTCTCGGTCATCGTTGGGTAACCCATGTCTATCGACGTTCCCAACGTGGTCGATGATGATTGCTGTTTTGCCATCTCGTGGGTTTAAAGCCCTCATGGCAAATTGCAGATACAGTGATAAGGATTGGGTGGGGCGTAGCATGATACAAACATCAACATTTGGCAAGTCGATACCTTCCGTGAATAGCTCACAATTTACCATGATTGTAAGTTTTCCATCTCTAAAGGCTCGCATTGCCCTCTCTCGTTCCTCTGGTGGCGTTTTACCGCTGATTGCGATAGAAGTATAGCCGCGCTCGTTAAACGTGTTAGAGACGTTCTCAGACGCTTCTACGCTATGCGTGTATACTATAGCTTGTTTGCCTTTGGCTAATTTCTCATAGTGTCGTATCACATCACCGTAAATCACACGCTTCATTGTGTCGTCTACGGATTTTTTAGTAAACTCTCCACCACGTTTTTTTAGATTTGTGGTGTCGATTAAAGAAGGGGCATAATATTTAAATGGCGCGATATTCCCGTTCTCTTGTAGCCATTTCACTGACTTACCGAGAACGATGTCGTCTGCAATGTCGTCAAACCCACTGCCATCTAGTCGGGCTGGTGTGCCGGTGAACATGAGAACAACGCTGTTAGTGTAATATTCGATAATTTTGAGGTAGGTCTTAGCTTTAACATGATGAGCTTCGTCGATTAAGATAATCGATGGCTCTGATATCCTATCTAGGTTTCGTGCCACCTTAGTCACGCTATCAATGGTTACAAGTTCCATGTCAACGCCATTTCTTTTGAATGTATTGACTACCTGCTCATTGATTTCCTTTCTGTGACTAAAGAATAGAACGGTGTTACCTTTATCCGTGGCACCTTTGGCAATGTGAGCCATGACCACGGTTTTACCGCTTCGTGGTGGGGACTGCACCATGATTCGCTTGTTACCTCTTAAAATTGATTGCTTGATACCATTAACAAGCTCACTCTGGTAATTCCTTAGTTCCATCTAAGTCACCAAATTTAAAGAGGTCTTCAATCTTGCAAGCTGTTCGATTATCGAGACGGTTCTTAGCGTAAGTGCCTTCACTACCTTCCAAGATAAGCCCACGGGCACCAGTTTTAGCGTTAACCACGATACGACCAACGACATCGGTAAGTCCTAGCAGTTGGTTTAGTACGCTTGCTCTAATCTGTGGCACGTACTGGGTTAAAATCTGACCAGTTTCTAGGTTGAGTTCGTGGGTATCTTCCCACGCTGTCACATATATATTGATGGGCTTGGTATAGATAGCAGTCAATACTCGTAGGAAGTAGTTTGTCCACTGTGAATAATGCTGCAATTCATTGCTGATACCATTCTTTGACTTGCGACCTTGCTCGATAAACCAATCTGATTGAAAACTTGAAATGTTATCGATAACAAGGTTGTCATAGTCCTTGATTAAGTTATCTGCTTGAGTTAAGAACTCATTGATAAATTCTGTTGGATGCTCACGGTCAAAATCAATGATATCCACGTTCTTAGTGCCGGCTAGCACCTTGGAAGAATTGTCTAGCGATAATACTAAGGTCTTGCCTTGCATGTTTTTGATAAGGGTTGTTTTCCCTAGACCAGCTTTCCCATAAATCAGTATTCGCCAATTCTTGGTACGCTGAATATCTGTCGCTTTAGTAATTTTCATCGGATACTTAAGTTACTCCTTTCTTCAATATGAGCACCTCGGATAGTAGTACCATTATTAAGTAGCTCTTTAATCGTTTTCTTATCCGGTTTGTAGCTAACGATTTGATACTTCTTAGGAAGTTTATCTTCATCGACTACTACTGCCTTGGATTTGCGGAAACCGACTTTAAAGAGTGTGGTGTCTAACTTATCGTGCTGGGTTAAATTCATAGCTTCCGAGATACTACTTTTAATTCTCTCGACTGCTTTTTCTTCACTTGATTTCAAGGCTTGTAGTCGCTTGATTTCAGTTTTATAACCTTCAATCCGTGCGTCTTTGTTTCGAATAACCTTGATACAGTTTTCAATTTTTTCTGAGAAATCATGTTCCCAATCGATTGAATCCAAGGTGTCGAGTTTTGTTTCATCATCGACATCCATTTCATCGATTTCTAGGAAAATTCCTGTTAATTCGTATAGTTTTGCCATATTTAATGCCTATTCTCCCACCACTGCTAATTATTTAATTACTTGTCTTCTTTGCCGTTGTATTTCTTAAAGCTCAATCCCAAAGTTGTGATGCCCGCTGCAATAACTACTAGACCTAAAGTGCTAGCAATTCCTTCTTTTTCACCAGTAACTGGAAGAGTACCGCCGTAAACGGGCGTATTTACCACCTCAGACGGCTCAGAATCGAGCTTATAAGATACTGCGGTAGATTGTGCCACTTTTTCTTTCGGAGCGTCTACGGGCTTATTAGGCACCTCTTTCGGTGTGCTAGGTTTTTCTGGCTCTACTGGGATTTCAAGTTCTGGCAGATCAAGGATAGGTGCATCATTCGGAATAACGCCCCCGTTCCATTCGGGCTTATCGTATTTCGGAGCGTCGAACGGTACTGTTCCACCGTTCCACTCTGGTTTATCCAAAACTGGCGCTTCGTTCGGTACTGTTCCGATTGGCTCAGTATATTCTGGTTTTACACGTTCTTCAGGAATACCCGGAATGCCACCGTTAAATTCAGGGATTTCAACTTTTGGAGCTTCACGAGGAATTTCAAATGTTGGTTCAGGCTTGTTTTCGCCACTGGCATCGCCTTTACCACCGACAAGTTGAACATAACTGTATGAGATAGCACCGTCTGACTCAGCTTTCAACTCAACCTTATTGGTTGGGTTTACGCTTTCTTTAACCGCGTTAATCAATTTAGTTTTATAGTTAATATAAATCATATGATCAAGGCGATCCATTTTAATTGTGAAACCGTGGTCTGATTTACTGATTGATTTTACTAAATCCATAGCAGAACCTTTATCAATCCAAGGGTCTACGCTTTCAATCGATTTGATTTCGAAGTAATTATCAACAAGCTTTTGATTATCACTCATCTCATCAATGATTGTGACGTAATTCAATAGACGTTTAGCGTAGTTAATACGAGCAGTCCAGTTGATAACAGTTGGGTCATTCTCGTCTTGACTACCCCATTTAGAAAGCAATTCATCTTTACCGATTTCTTGCTCTTTTCCAATATTTACAGTAACCACTGTACCATTGAAATTAACGTTAACTGGCTTGCCACTTTCAACCTTGTCAGTCCACTTAGCATCGAGCTTCAATGACATTTGTTTATTGAGTGGATGGTTCTTGAAGTAATCGTTAAATACGGTTGTTACTGTTTGTGTCTTAGGGTCAGTTGAAGCCTTACCAACAACAGCTTTTTCTGGGTTATAGACATCAAAATCATAGTTTGTTTGGAAGTTGATTTCTTTTGGAAGGTTGAATGTTACCTTATCCCCTTCGTTGATAGGCATGCTATCTGGGAATTTAACGTCTTTATATTCCACTGTAAAACCACTGTATTTACCAGTTCCGTTTGATTGGTCAACGACAACATCTGGATTAGTTACTTTAATTTCGTTGTCTTCTTTGACAAATTCAGTAGGCTGTTTAGGCGTTTCAGCTACTGGTTGAGCTACTTCTGCCACTGGTGCTGATTCGGTAGTAACCGCTGGAGTAGTTTCGACTGTTGCTGGAGTTTCTGCAATCGGTTGAGATTCTACAGGGGCTGGTGCCAAAAATTTTGGTGTTTCCGTCACTGTTTCGCTTGGTGTTACTGTCACATTGCCAGCGTTGTCAGCAGTGTACACATTAGCAGCCGCTGGTTGTGTGTCTGCTACTGGTTGAGTGGTTTCGTCTGCCGATGCTGCCCCAGCTCCAATCAATAGAGCTGTGGCAATCGCTAGTGTGCCACAAAGCCCATAGGCTTTAGATTTAGTGAAAGAAGGTTTAGTGACTGTTTGAGTGTTGAAAGATTTCATGGTATACTCCTTGTATAGATGTTATTTCTTGCACAGGCCCTTACCTGTGCTTTTTTAGTGCTCTCAGCGTGCACCCATCGCCCTACCGCTTCATGTTTTTTAAAAAAGATAAGTGTGGGTATGTGTGAAAAAAGTAAATTATATTTTTGGGGTAGAAAAGTATAAGTTACACTCCACGATAGGGCCGTGGCTACACGCTGAAAGGTGTTGGTGTTATTTATATTTTGCCAATAGCTCACGCTCACGTTGTTGGCGTGCCTCGTATTTGCGTTCGTTTTCCTCGTATGGTGTCCATACTGGTTCGAAGAAATAATCTGGTTCTTGTTTTTCTTTTACAAATAGCCATTTAAGTAGTTTTTTCATTTTTAATTTCCTTTCTGTTTTCCCTAACCGCACTAGAGAGCTAGCGAGGTTTTTTAATTCATATATATTTAAGGAGACTTATGAATATCAAATCGTTGTTGCTTACTTAGTTGGGATCGTTCAGTTTCCTCACTAGCTCACTGCTACGGCTAGGGTTATGTGCTAGGCAATCTCTTGCCAGTTATTGTTAAACCAATCTCTGACTGCGTCCCGTGGGTATCTGATTTGCGCCCCTCGACCTTTGTCGATTTTTGGGAAACCCTCAAGGTTGGTTATCCGTAAAAATTCTGTGTAGTTGCCAATCCCTAGCATGGCTTGGCACTGTTTAGCAGTTAAAATCATGGGTAGCGTTTCGTCTAAGTCGAACGCTTTTGTTTTGTCTGCTATCACTGCCGTAAGCATGCTGTCAAACTGGTCAGCTAGTGGTTTGAATGGGTCTGTCATTTAACCAACTCCTTTCGGTAATTGTTCGTTTTGCGAACAAACAAAATATCGTAACGTTTCGAAATTTGTATTTGTTCAGAATCTGAACAAATACATGTCCCGAATACGACCACGTGGTCGCATTTAGTAATGTTACTGTTCGATAGTTGGTAAAACTCCGATAGCTTTCAGTTTGTCATATAGGAAACGTCGACCTAACTGTGTCCAGACTGTTGTCACATTGCTATGAATTTTGCCATCCTTGCCTTCATAGTCGAATGTTCGACTTGAGATATAGCCTTTGCCAAGGTATTTGGCATATAGTACCCACTGACCATTAACGATGCGTTGGATACGCTCTTGTTTTAAGAGTTGGTTCATCTTGCGTGCTGAAATTCCATAGTCTTGAGCGATTTGGGTAATTGTCAGACTATCCTTGGTTTGCAAAATCAAATCTAGGTAATCAGCGTTTTTGTTAGCTTCTTCTAACTCAATCAAGAGATTTTCGTTTTGGCTTTCCAATAGTTTGATTTTCTTGTCAGCCATGAGTAACGCTCTAGCCATGATTTTCTCTGGACTGTTGAAGTCCTTCTCTACTTGGATGAAGTAAGTTCGGACTTCCTTGCCCTTGCCTGTTCGTTGAATCATGGCGATTTCTTTGGCCATGTCTAGCTTTAAGACGTGGTCTTCAATTTGTCTCTTGACCTTCCTTGTTCCTTCTTGCCGAACCTGCTCAATTTTGAGCGGGTTAAAATCTTCACCTTCCGTAAAACCGTACTCAGTCATACGTGGGAACCAGTCTTTATAAGCCGTCTTAACTCCTAGTGTTTCGTGTAGCTGTCTACCAGAAACAACCGGCTCATGATTTTCGTTTAGTGTTACATTGATTAATTCGTTCATTTCGTTCATTCCTATCCCTTTCCGTTTGATATAATAGTTTTAAAAGAAACGAGGTACTGTATGATTATCATTTCACGAAAAGCTAGAAAATTATTAAAATCATTGCTTGATATCCGAAATTCCCAAGATTCTCCTCGCATTAAACCTGAACAGTATGAAAAACTGATAGATGAACAAGGCGAACCGCTCGGCGAATTGATTTACCACATGTTAGTGATTCAAGACATCGCCCATGACATCGCCGTTACTGACGAGGGGATTTATTTTTATCAAGCTTACAAAGAACATAATAGATATCTTTGGTTGACTTCGTTTTGGTTTCCACTAGCCGTGGCTTTCGTGACGACTGCTATCACACTAGCTGTCAATTTTTTATTTTTTAAATAAAACCCAAAAAATCAACGTTCCCAGAAATACCCCTATAAGACTTCCGATAATTGCTAGTGCCACATCATATCCGTCTAAGTTCGACTCAAAAAAATATTTGAGTTCTTTTAATGTCTTCATTTTGTTTGAACTCCTTTTAATTTTTTAAATGATATACGAATTTTCGTATATTTAAGTTAAAAAAATTTAGGCTTCGGTACGCTCGCCAAACAGATATTCTAATTCATATTCAGGGAAAAATGCTTTTTTGATTGCCAGTGTTTCACCAAAAGTGAAATCTGTGACGCCATTGATTTTACTGCGAACCGTGCGATAATCAACACCTAGCAGATCCGCTATGTCTACTAATGTTACGCCTTTATTCTTACGAATTTCTTCGATGTTTTTCATTTGTTTCCTCCTTCCTTAAGCTTGATTTAAGTATATACTAATTTTCGTATATTGTCAATAAAAAAATACGATTTTTTTTACATTTTTTATTTACCTATACATTTTTCTGTGCTACTATATAGGTAGAAAGAAAAAATGAGGGTTATAAAAATGGAAGCTGAAGAAAGAATTAAAGAACTTATAATAGCTAAGTACGGAAACGTCAGAGCGTTTTCAAAAGAAAGCGGCATCTCATATACGACTATTCGCTCTATTCTAGAGCGTGGAATCATGAACGCAAAGGCTGAAAGCGTTTTTAAGATTTGTCGTTTAATCGGCATCTCCCCAGACACTTTAGGAGAGTGGGGAGTCGGCGAGGTTTCAGATTTAGAAAGCTCTCACGACATCGATGACATCATAGCAAACGCTATGATGTTCGATGGCAAACCGCTGACGGACGACGACAAACGTGCCATTCGTGGCATAATCGCTGGCTATATGAGCAGCAAAGAGAAGTGAGGTGCTATGACTGAAAACGAATTGCTTGAGCAGTTCAACGTGTCTCTTTGTGAGTTCGACTCTAGTCAGTGGTCCAGAAACGGCTTTATCGACCCGATAAATAGGGTGGTTTATATCAACAAGGATTTAGCCCCAGAAATACGTTTGAAGGTCATTTTACATGAATTGGGACATCTAGAGCACAATTCTAAAGACTACGAACGGATGCGTGAGAAATATGAAGCTCAAGCAAATAGAAATATGATCCATGAGTTACTAGTTGATTATTTAAAATCTACTGATATCTACGATTTTAATTGGGTTCGATTCGCTGCACAGTATGATATTTCAACGACTTGGGGCGAAGCTATGATACAAGATGAATTTAGGAAAATTCAGCAAACTGTTATTTAAAAAAAGGAGAAAATAAAAATGAAAATGGATGATGTTAGAAATGTACCTACTTGCTTAAGATTCGAAATAACTTTTGGCTGTACTTTTGGTGGGCTTATTTTAGGTTTTATCTTTCCTCCTTTTTGGTTATTAATGTTTGTGGGTATTGTTTTACTGTTCGCACGACTTTTTTGGGAGATAAAACACCCTATGACTAAAGAGCAAAAAGAACAATCAAAAATAGAGCAAGCAAAAGCGAAAGAGGAATTTCAACAAGCGAGTGAGGAATTTCGACAAGTGAAAGAGGACTTGAAAGAGGAATTTCGACAAGCAAGAGCTATAAAATGCCCTCATTGCAAAAGTACGGACGTTGAATTTATGGTACAGCAAAGAAAAGCTTTCTCAATTGGTAAAGCCGCAGCTGGAACTATTATGACTGGCGGTGTTGGTGCTCTAGCTGGTTTTGCTGGCAAGAAGGGTAAAAAAGAGTGGCACTGCAAGAACTGTGGTGCAGTCTTTGCCACTAAAAAATAAAACAAAAAATCCCTGCACTCTCCATCGCCAAAACTTTGAGTGTAGGGATTGTCTATACAACAAGACAACAAACGAAACGTTACAGTCATCTCTTGTATTTTTATTTTATCACAAAAGGAGATGGTGTAAAGAGGATTAAACAATGGCATCATACAGAAAACGAGAAAACGGCTGGGAGTATCGAATAAACTACTACGACTCTACTGGCAAGCGGAAACCGAAATCAAAGGGTGGTTTTAGGACGAAATCTGAAGCTATCAAGGCCGCTGCTGAGATGGAACTGAAATTACAAGACAATATCAATGTTGATGAAGATATCACCTTACTCGACTACTTTAAGCAATGGTGCGAGGTTTATAAGCGTCCGAACGTGTCCGATGTTACGTTTAAAACCTATATCGGTACGCAACGGAAAATAAAACGTTTTTTCAGTGATAAAAAACTTAAAGATATAACTGCCACCGAATACCAGCGTGTGCTTAATCAGTACGCTGAAACACACGCTCAAAATACTGTCAAACATTTCAACACACAAGTTAAGTCTTGCATTGATATGGCAGTGCACGAGGGATATATCAAGCGTAACTTTTGCAAGTTTGCCAAAATCAATGCTAAAAACAAAGGGCGTGATCTAAACACCAAATTCCTAGAGGTAGAGGAATACGAGCGTTTGATTCGTGAGACTAGAAAACACCCAGATAGTGCCATCCATGCAGCTTTATATATCATTGCTAAAACTGGCATCCGTTTTGCTGAATGCTTAGGGTTGACCGTGGATGATATTGACTACGAAAATGGCATGTTATCAATAAATAAGACATGGAATTATGTGGACGGAACTGGTTTTATGCCCACAAAAACATCAAGCAGTATCAGACAGATACCGCTTGATGATGATTTCTTGAATTTTGTAAAACTGCTGACACCCCAACCTGATGGCAGACTACTGTCAAAGATAACTAGCGGTGCTACTAATGAAGCCTTACGGCAAATCGTAGGGCGTGAGGTGCGTGTCCACTCGTTAAGACATACCTATGCCAGCTATCTGATTTCACACGATATTGATTTAATATCAGTATCGCAAGTTTTAGGGCATGAGAATCTAAACATCACGCTGGAAGTCTACGCCCACCAATTGCACGAACAAAAGTCGAGAAACGACGAAAAGATAAAACAAATGTGGACAGAATGTGGTCAAAGCGCCTTAAAATAGCATGATTAAGCCGTTTAAAAAGGTCCACTGGAACGTTCTGCCGTAATAAATGATAGAAAATAAAACTATAAACACAATAAAATTAAGCGTTTATAGTTTTATTATTTTTATTTATTTCTGTGTATTTCTGAAAAAGGTGGACAGAATTGTGGACAAAAAAACTTGGCAGCATAAACTGCCAAGCGACAATAGAAAAAAAACAAAAACATTCTGCACGTAATCGTCCAAAAGTACATCTATAGTGTACCTCTATTTGAATTAAATGTCTAATGATATATCAACGATGCACAAAAAGGCTAGGACAACCCTAGCTTTTTTAAAAAGGTTGACATAATCGAGTTAATAAACATACACCTCTCCGTTATCAACGTACCCGACCTTTTTAACACCCTCAACTGGCTCCATCCCACGTTCTTCGACAAGGATATCTCCGTCTTTATCTACCCAAAAATCAAGCATGTCTGCATATTCTTCAAAAGTCATGTCGTCCTTGAAGTTTTCAAAGTTATCTTCCAACGCTTTTTGTAATTGTTTTTCAGTAATCATTTTAGATACCTCTCTCTTCTCTTTGATAAGCTCTTCCAATTCATTCAAGTCATCCACAGTAGCGTGGTTCCTGATAAAGCTACGAGCGGACGACCTTTTAGAGAGATAATTTCTATGCTCTCTATTGTTTGCATTCCACTTCTTAGTGGCCTTTGCTTGTGCGTCCATGCGATCTACTCACTTTCCAAATCTAGCGACGAATAATTTATGATATAACTCAATGTCATCGTTAGTGACATCTAACAATTTGCCGTGAGATTTTTTAACATTCACGTATTTTTCAAGTTCTTCGACGTTACGCATGTTGCTGATGTCGTAGCCAGCTGTTAACAAACCGTACAACGCTTTGTGGATTTCTCGCAAATTATCATTTTCCAATTTTTTAGAAAGATTGAACATTTTGCTTGCTGTTGCAGAATTGTTTTTGATCTCGTCTGTGTATCGAGAACCTAAAATTGTTTGACCGTTTTTCATTTTGTTTTACCTCGTTTTATTTTTTTATGCTACTTCTTTGAGTTATCCAATGAAGTCGATTAATTCTTCAAAAGGAACTTGCTCTAAATCTTCATAATCTGTGAAGTCTTTCATGTATCCTTTCAAATCTTCGAGAACTTTTTCTTCAGTAACTTCTTCGTCTCCATCATAAACGCTCTTGTACTCTTCGACTAATTGGTTGATTTGTGATTGTGTTAGTGCCATTTTATTTTACCTTGAGAACTTCTTTTTGTTCTCCCTTTCCTTATCTTTATTTATATTATAGTACATATACTATATATTGTCAACACTTTTTATAAAGAAATTTAGATTTTTTTGCAAAATAAAAAACACCTCCTAAAAGAGATGTTTTCCGCAAATGGGTCCCGTAAGATTATCCACAGCTATTCCTATTAATTATAACACAAAAAAAGCCCCAGCAAACGCTGAGGCTTCGACCACTACTGCCATGATATCCCTACTGCAGTGTGAGGGGAGGTGAATATTTCACATCCTTTTCTATTTTTTAGTTTTCGTGGTCTATTTTTCAGTACTTATAGATTGTACCATTTATTTTACTCATAATAGTTAACAAGGTCGTCTTTATCCCAACATGAGAGCCAAACTGTGCCAAATTGGCCGAACTCGAAATGTCGGTAATAGTAGCCGCCGTAGTAGCCACCGTCTGTCATGTCTGTGATGTTGGTTTCATCACCAGCAAAGCTAAAGAACGTGCCAGCCTTAAAATCTTGGTCAGCGCCGTCTGGCAAGTCATTACCGTCCTTATCAACCCAGTTAACCATACCAACAGGAATCCCGTTTTCTGTCCAGTCGAACCCTACGGGTACCAAATAGTCACACTTGATCTGCCAAATGCCATTGACATATTTGACCTCGTTGGCTTCATAGTACGCCTTGGATTGTGGCACTACCGCCGTATTAGCTTGGTTATTGGTTTGAGGTGCAGTGTCAGCATATCGCCAAACTTCGATATAAGCTGGCTGATTCCATCCATAGTAATCATTCCATGGATAAGTATTGATAGCTTGTCCCGCTGCTCCTTGAGTTGAGTAGTCACAACTGATAAAGTATGTATCATCAATCATGACACCGACATGTCCACCAGCTCCGCCAGAACTAGCCATGTCAGCACCCCAAGACATCAGAACGATATCGCCTGGCAATGCGTCCCACGACTCATTACGGCAAACACGATAGAATCCGTTGTTTGCAAGCTGTTGGCCGAGGGTGACAGTTGAAGGTAACCCTTGAATTGGAATACCAGCTTCTTTCAAAACTTGCGACATGATGCCAGAGCAGTCTCCAGTTCCGTCTGAACCATTGCGAGAACCGAACATTGAATACGTGATTAGCCCTCGTCGACTGGTGAAACCTGCAATAATAGATTGTTGTACGCTCATATTAGTAGCCTTCCTCATCGTTTCGTGGTTGATTGTAGTTCAATGCACGTTCACTATCTGCCACACCCTTAGTCGTAGGGTCTGTAACGATTCCCAAAATCACCAAGATTACAACGAGAGTGTTAACACCCTCTTGAATATTGTGTGGAATTTCAAGCCCGAATTGTTGCAACATAAGAAACACTGCTGAAATAAGAGCTACTAGAGTAGTTTTGTTTTGCAAACGAAGTTTAAAATTAATCATTTTTTTCTTCCTCCTCAATTAAGTTAAATTTATCTTTATCAATATTTTTTTTGACATATCTGTCGATGAATGGGATTTCCACCCCCAGGGCTGATAAACTAGCAAGGATGCTAGCACCGTAAGCTGACAGCATAGCAAAAATAAACGCATCCATAGCACCGCCTAAATTCATGTAAACCATGAATGGGTATGATACTGCTACGATAATTAACATAGCTGTGTGGCTGACCAACCCCTTTCGAAATCTACGGCTAGAAAATTCATGATAAGCCCATGCTCTGGATACTCCCAAAATAATGTCAGCTACGATAACTAACATAAGTAGGAACACCCAAAGATGTTCGTCTATGCCATGTTCGTAGAAGTCTTTGACGACTTCAAAGACGCCAAAGATGCCGTCTGGTTTCTGCATCTATCACGCTCCTGTAGTAGTATCAGCCAAAATTTCGTCTTCTACTTTGTAACGCAAGTCACGTAGAGCACGTTCGTCTGTACGCATTTCTTGACGATGTTTAGCGTAGAGCTCAGCATTTAGAAGATTCTCTTGAACTGTAGAGACTGCATTAGAATCTACACTAATAAATGTCTGTTTGACAAGGATTGTAGCTCCTTCTTCTTCGACATTAAATTCTGCATTGATTGTGCGTTGTTTTGTGATTTTAAGTGACATATTATTTTCCTTTCTTAATTTGGGTAATTATCTTCAGTGATGTAAGTGATTGTTCCAGTATAGATAGCGTTCTTTGAATCCGCGTTAGTGATTTTCATTGTCCCGTCCGTGGATATTGCCCACGTCGCCACACCTACGAATTTAGTCCCGTCATTTTTGTTAATTAGCAGTTGCACTCCCACGCATGGTCTAAATCCTTCTGGAATTACTTCTTCTATTTTTTTATTCTCAGCGGTGTCAACAGCATGAATTGCACGTTGTAACGCTAACATAACGACACTTCCTTTTCTAACTGCGTCTGCTGCAATACCCCAACCAAGCGCTACCGTTCGTTTAACCGTAGCTGGTTCGGGTTTTTCCAGTTTTTCCGGTTTAGGCGTGTACTCAATCCACGAGCCATTAGAATTATTGGTTACTGTCCGTTTAAACATACGACCACTAATAGTGGTTAAGGTTTGATGGTATCCAGATAGGCTTTCCACGACTTCCAAATAAGCGCCCTCACCCGATGCGGGATGGTTTCGGTAGTTGCCTAAAATCGAATAGAAGCCAGTTGTTCTGTAGTCGTTCAGATTATCCACCTTGCTATCTATAGCCGAACCGTTTGGCTCGGTTATTTTGTGGTGTTGAATCTGTTTTCGGTTTGAATAAATTAACCCGTCAACATCTAAAGCTCCACGCTCACGGTATTTATTGATGCCAATGCCTTCTTTGTCATACGACATCACTATACGATCACTGGGGACAGTAACTTGGAAAGACGTACTGGTAAATTTATCTTCCAATTTGCCTATGACAATATAGGAAGTATCGGCTGGATACGAATTACCCAGATTAGCGTTTGATGCGTTAAACTCCGAAATCTGAGACCATGTTCCACCAGCGCCACCGTTATCGATAGCTTCAGTATTAGAATCAACCTGTCGTGTGGTGAAAGTCAACTTCATTGGGTTTTTCTGAACACCATTAACTGTTAACGGTGCAATTTTAGCGAAACGCTTAATAGTAAGCGTGCTATTGGTTGAACCGCTTCTTGCTGCTTCAAATTTCAACGTTGGGCTGAAGTAATTTAAAACAGTGAGGGTCGTTTCGTAAGGGTCAGATCTAACTCCTCGACTATCCTCGACATAGCCCCTTAACGTGAATTGTGTATCTTTGTTGACAGAGATTTCACGGAAAGTGCCGGAAGGTGCAGAAATCGTGTTATTATTCCCGACGATTTCCATAAAGTAGCTTGTGATAGTTGCCCCGAATCTTGCTTCGACGTTATCAAATCTTGCATATATTTTTGATAGCGCTGAAACGAAGTGCTTATCCGATTGAGTGATATTGCGTATTTTTTCATTTGCATCGGCCAATGCTATTTTCGAGAATGTGGGTCTAACCCTGTTTATTGACAAACCAACCGTGAACGTTTTTGATTGAGTGTTAATCAACTTCCCACCAATATAAGTATCTAGGAATATTGTCCCCCAACCGCTTGAACTATTAGGGATGTCGTTAGCAAAACTATCTGGAATCATCCATCGATACGATGTATCAACGTTCTCAGTTAACTTTCCTTCGAGACCATACCACGAATACCTCAATGTATGTCTGGCTGAAGATACTTTTTTTGTAATTGAAATATCCATAGCACTACCTAAGGTTAAGTTACTAGAGATTTCAAATGTGCTTGCGTTTGTGATCGTGCTAAGAACAAATTCTATCGGGTTCACAATTAAATCAGATGGACCATCTAAGTTTCCATAGCTGTAGAAAAAGGCTTTTGCCCCAAAATGAGTTTTGCCATTTGTGTGCTCTACTGTGATTGTTTTATCAATGATTTGCAATTCGGAATTTTGTCTTGAAACTTCAAAATAGCTAACATCGCCGATATATTGACCGAACGCATCGACATACCACTTACACTGCCGCCTTGAAAATGTGCGGTTGGTGTTAAATAAGCTTAAACGTATACGAACAGAACTACTATTAGTTTCAATATTCGTCCCAACTTCATCAATGGTCAGCTTAATACGATACCCACGGTCATTATTAGACCAATATTCTGTCATCTTACTTACCTCCTACATATCTGATAATGTTACGGTCTGGGTTGATGTAATCTTGTTCTTCCCTAAAACGCCCAATCTGGATAGTTTTAGAGAATATACCATTTTCAATGTGAATCACACCTTGAGAAATGTACATGACCTCATTACCTGCAGAGAACATTGAAATACGGCCATTTGGATTGAATAGCATAGAACTAGAATTATCCGTTTTACCAATGACAAGGCCTTCGTTTGAAGATGCCATGTAACTATCGATAAAGTTCCAACGCTCTGACATGTCATTCAGATTGTTCTCTAGTTTTGCGACACGAGCACTAGCATCCGCAAGATTCTTTTCAGCTTGTGCACGATTGGCGTTATTTGCATTAACGAAATCTTGATAAGCCTTCACCCATTGATTGAGCGTATCAAGAGATGCTTTAGCTTCTAATTCCGCTTTCATAACTGAATTAATCTCATTCAACCGGTTTAACTGACTTTGCGTCAACGCACTGTCAGCCTTGCCGTCTAATTGGCTTTTTAGGTCTTTCGGTGATGCTTGCCACGCTCGGTCAGTCGTACCCTCGTAGCAGTCCAGTTCAGTGAAGAATAACAACGACTCACTGCCGTTATTCGACCCTTTGTTATCAATACGAATAAAACCTTCATCACATTCGCCAGAATTAAATGTTAAGTGCCACTTAGCCAATCCGTTTGTGGACGGCGAGCCGTTGTGCGATTTAAAATTAACTACTTTAGTAAAAGTTTTGCTAGTTTCATCAGACTTACGACCAAGGAAATAAATGTCAACTCCCTTGATGTTACTAGTGGCAAACGTTTGAATGTTGAGTGAATAGTCAGTATTTCGCTTAACTGGGAAACGTAGCGTAGATGCTGGCACTAGTGACGATGTTCTTAGCAGGAACAGCGGTCTAGCGCTGTTGTAGTAAAAAACATGGTTCGAAATGGATAGATTGGCATTCGACTGTGGCACTTCCCAATAACCCCAATTGTCAAGGTTATCCGGAAAAGCTGAGTTACGAATAAGGTTTTCGCCACCAACAGAAACACTGCCCGTCATGTCATTCCAAGAATAATCAGCGGGGTTAGCGCTATCTGTTCTATCAAAGTTAGTACATACACCCAAATAACGCTTGTTACCGTTCTGGGTCAAACTGAAACCATTTCGACCATCAGCACTATCTGCATAAGCAAAGTGAACGTAAGGCGTTCTTCCGTCCGCTCCAGCTTTACCGGGAATACCGTCTCGTCCATCGCTACCTTTCCACTTGGACCATCGGTAGTCTTGTGGGTTTCGGCTATCTGTGGCATTGAAATCTTGGTACATACCGATAAACGCCTTATTGGTGTCGGTTTGGCTAAAACCACTACCAGACACCGTGTCAGCATAGGCGATGTGGGTATATTGTGTTTTACCATCAGCACCCTTAACACCGGGGATACCTTGGTCACCTTTTGGTCCTTGTAACCCCTGTGGACCGGTTAGACCTTGTGGCCCTTGTGGACCACGTTCACCCTTATCACCTTTAGCCCCATCGTTTCCTTTCGGACCTTGCTCACCGATTTTAGAAACTGAATAGCCTGTTTCATTAGTGTTATCCGTATAGTTCCAAACCGTCTTAGTCCAGAGGAATTGCCCCGCTGGTACGTTAGGTACTCGACTAGTCCAACCAGTCGTTGGTGCTACCGTTCCGGATGTACCTTGTGCGTAAGTAATGGTTGTGCTACGAATACCGACACCATCCTTGCCGGCGATACCGTTATTACCATCGTTGCCGTCTCTTGCTACGTAGGTTTTTTGATATCCCGTTTCAGCGGTGTTATCGGTGTAAGTCCAAACGGTTTTCGTCCAAAACCATTGCCCTTTAACTAATGCTGGCGGGTTTTGGTACCATGCGGTTGGTGGCACGGTTTCAGATACAGATAATCCGTATAGGACACCGGTGTTTCTAATGCCAATACCGTTCTTACCGGGTAAGCCGTCGTTACCTCTATCGCCTTTCGGGCCTGCTGGTCCAGTCGGTCCTTGCGGTCCGGGAGTACCATTCCTACCGTCTGAGACATTTAAAAAAGTAACTTCTTCGGAAGCTACTTCTTTGTTATCTACCCATGCAGATACGGTCAAGGCGGTTGGTTGGGTAATCTCTGACGCTACCATGTCGTAGGTCATACCAACGTATTTAATAGTGCCGTCAATTACGAAACGCCATGTAGCATTAACAGTTTTATCACCTTGTTTTAAAACCGGTCTAACAGTAGAACGCCCAACACCGTTTTTAAACGCCGTTCCATTTGTGGTTGTGATTTCAACTCGATATGGCAAGGCTCTTGCTGCGATTTCATCAATACGCTGTTGCAAACTGTCAGATGGTTTATTGTCCAGTTTTCTGAAATTGGTAAATACCACAGAATTATTGAGTGGCATGTCGAAACTAACAACCATCTCAGATACACGAGCTTCAAGAGCTAAACCGCCCCTAAAATTATTGTTGATAATCTTAACAGTATCACCTAAGTTAATATCCTTGTAATTTTCAATAAAACTAGATTGAATATCAACGGTGTAAGTCAATAATGGATAAGCATATTGCTTAATAGTACGCAATGCGTAGCCTTTAAGAGCATTGACGTCTTTGTATTCTGTCTCGAAATCCTTACGTGTCCATCTATCCTTGTCGCCTTCGCTAAACGTCGATGGATATCTTTCCATAGAAAGAGGTGCATATACTAGAAGACTACCTTTTTTGGTATAGAACTCCACTTGCCCCAACTCGTTTCTCTCTTCAAACTCAACACTATCAAGGTTAAGACCATCTTGTCCAACGAAACTTCCAGCGTTAAATAGTTGGGTCTTATCGCTAGCAATTTGAACGCCTTTCAACCCGTTTTGGTAATGAAGGATGACATCACCTCTGACCTTACCAATTCCATGATGGTTTTCATCTTGTTGCTGATAGATGTCGATGACAAAGCGTTTTAAAGTGCCGTCTCGGTTTAAATCTGTTCTGAAAACAAACTCAGCGTCAAACTGATTCATCAAGCTATGCAATTGCTCAAGTTTAGTACCTTGTTGAGAATCAAACGTGATAGTTCTGGTTCTATCGGATATCTCATTGACACCAACTTCAAGACCTGCGTACCCTAACAAGTCCAACACTTGAAGATACCAAACAATATCTTTAGCACCGGCACTACTTGCGAGAGGACGTGCACTTTCCATTGCCAACTCCAAGTTGGTGTTGTTACAAGTCACTTGAAACGCTGTGTCATTTTCAACGAGTTGCGACACATAGAAAACGTGGTAGGAATTATCGTAGTAGAATGACACATACATTTGATCGTTGATGTATTTTACATCATCGTGTAATTTCCCGTTGACGATTTTAGGAATCGTAAAATCAAACGTACTAGTTGAGTATTCAAGATAAGTGTGCCATTGACTGTTTGAATATGGCAACATGCCGGGAATGTTGTTATTCAACGCACACACCTTGCGCATATTCTTATCGTGAATCCAAATTTGCATTAAACGAAACGCTCCTTCCAAGAAATTTCAATAGTTGGGTCGGTTCTTATCCAACTTGATGTGTAAATGTCGATTTCAGTTTCGCCAGTGCCAATGCCGAATGGCTCAGATAAGTAAGTCAACTCATTAGACGCTGGCAGGTTGTCAACAAAAGTTTTACCTCCGGCCATGTCTATTTCGAGAACAGAGCCTTTGCGAAAACGATTTGGAATATCTATCGGTTTATTGATAAAGTCCTTTCTGTAAAGAAAACTATCAATATACATATGAGTTAGCATAGGACTGTCGTGTATACCAAATATACCGATATTTATTTTTGCTGACTTTTTGCCTTTAATTTCGGGAATTGTGTATTTTGGATACCCCCCGAACCAAAAGAATTGAATTGTGTCATCTGTTCTCAAAATATCAGACCATCCACGAGGTTCGTTGAATGGGTTTTGGCTGTCTACATGAGTACATTGAAACTGTTTCCTTTCGAGAATTCGATAACCACCTTTGCCGTCGCTCGCCAAAAAATTGTAACGGCTATCAAGTCCATTGGTATCTTTGTAAGTTTCAACGCCATAAAGGAACTCACCTTTATCACTTGTAACAGATATTTTTAAGAAACCTGTCTGATTACTTGCACCAGCCCAAAAAATCTGTCTCCACCAAAAATATTCATACAACGAGCCTTTTTGCCTGTTACTATCAGCCGGAATTTCCCACGTTAGGGAAGCCCCTTTTAAGAAAGTATCACCACCCCCACGCTCTCTTAGAGCTATGTGAGGTCTTCCCCACGAACTATCGATGTAGAACGAACCATTCGAAGTTTGAGCACTATCGTTGAATATACCTTGGTTTTTAACAGAAACAGATAACCCTTTTTGGATACCGTCGCTAGTAGTAAAATCCAATAAAACCTCTGAATTTTTAACCTCTCCAAGGTCGTACTCATTAGGATTGCCAATCTCATAGCTTTCGCTAGAAGACTTCACAATCCCAACCCATCCATTATCTGAATTGAATTTTAGCTTAATGTCTGGGTAAGTTTCAGCCGTACCAAAGTTCTTTAGCGTAGCCTTGTAGTGCCCAGTAGACACCTTCTTAATGCTGCCGTATTTAGTTTCACCGTCACTACTTACCAAGGCTTGCGCCTTGTTCTCACCGTAGCTTTTCGGGACGTCAAACGTAACCGTCACCGTTGCGGTAATCGGTGCAGTGTTCTTATCCACTGTTAAGGACGCTTGACCAGACGGGATAGCTTCCCAAACCTTGTTAGGTTCATCGCCAAAAATCAATGGTTTAGTTTTATCTACATTCAGATAACCGCCTAGCGTTTCAGCGATGGTATTAAAGTAGTCGTAGTTTCCAACTAAGGTAAACGACACTTGAATCTGCTTAACTGACAAGGTGCTATATAGGAATTGCTGACCATAACGCCTACGCCCTTGGTCTTGATAGTTGTTGTTGAAGTTAGATGCCACGTTCTTAGTGACATCCACTGGAACGGTACGTCCTTGTCCCTCATTGAATAATTCGGTTAAGTTCTTACCGTCATAAGTTACTGACATTCCTATCAAATAATGCTACCTCCTAGCAACGCTTGTCTGCGTTCATAATCGTTTGTTGCTTTTGTCATAAAGGGTGCTAACCCGTTTGACACACTTCTACCGTCGATGATGTTTCTAACTTCGATTGGGTTAGAGCCATTGGTTACTAACTGACTTAGCAATCCAATCATGACATCTAATTTATCTTCAAGGGCAGAAACACGCTCACGGTCTGAAGTGTTATCGTGATTGCCTTGTGGGGCATCACCGGCAAAACGTGCCACTGCTTCAGTAAGTAACTGCCACGCTCTACCTCGTTTAGCGATATCCGTTGGAATAACATATTCTGGCATATCGCCCTCAGCCAATTCATAGACACCATTCTTGTGGACTAGACCACCGTTAGCGTAACCGTAAGCTGCGACACGGTTAAAGGCTGCATCCGACGTACCATAGCGGTGCTTGATGTAGTTGATTGCGGCAAGCAAGTTGTCATATCCGTTGCGGATATTATTGTGACCAGCATGTTTGTAGGCGTCAAACGTTGGTTGAATAGTCTGCATCAAACCAATAGATGGTGTCCCAGCTCTGGCGTTACTATCCCAGTTATTTTGAACGTTAGGGTTACCACCAGATTCACGCTGGATAGTCGCCAAAATTTTAGAGACACGGAAGTCGTTTGGCTCGATTCCGTTTGCTTTCAAGGCTCTAACAACCGATTCACGCCAACGTGAAACGCCTGTACCTTGAGGGCCATCTTCACCACCACCCGGAGGGCTGAGCAATGGACCAAGTGTTTTCTTAATCCATTCGAACATGCCACCGACTTGTCGTTTAATCAACGTTTGAAGTGGACTGTTACGGTCTTTAAGTGGCTTACTATTGTCTTCACCACCGCCGCCACTGTCACGCACCCCAAAATCAAGGAATGTGGCAGCGTTAGCAATGTGACGGCCAGAATATTGGTGATACTGTCCGTTTCCACCGTAGTTGTATTCTTCACCATCGTAAGTATCGCCATGAACGGCAGTTACAAAGTCAACGTGGTTACTTGAAACGGGTCCGCCAGTGTAGACTGCTACCATTCCCGGTTTAGGTCTGTTAACGTGTGGCACGCTCGCAGATACCCATTGATTACCATTCCCAAGGTGACTAAATAAGCTAGGCTTAACGCCAAGGTTAGCCAAACGACTTGCAACGAATGACACACATTCACGATAGAAGTAACCCCAAGGGTCAGCCCCAGCGTCTTTGGCTTTATCTTTGAAACGGTAGTCGTCACCTTTTGCACCCATCGCCACTGTACCTTCATCCATTGAAGCGTTAGCCATGGACCAAAGCTCTTTCCACCAGTTTTTGGCTTCTTCGACTGGTTTCTTATACAGTGCATTACCAAGCGGATTGAATACCCCAGCCAATTTGTCAGCGTTAGGACTGAATTTCTTGGCCAACGATCCAACGGGGTCTTTAACAACGTCTGTGACAAACTCAATCATCTTCATGAATTTATCGACACCGTTTTTCATGGTATCCCAGACTGAACCAGCCACGTTAGTAGCCGTATCCCAAATTTTAGACCAGAAACCAGTTCCCTTTGCAAACGCTCCACGTTCAACACCCATGATCAATGCCAATTCACTGGCATTGATAACTTCCGAGCCAGCCGGCAAGAGGTATTCAACGTTTCGACCTTGTGGCAAGAATGACTTACCATTAGGCAGAATCACCATTTCTTGGTTGTTGGTTTCCGGACTATCGTAGCCGTCATTAAGCGTAGCTAACGTAGGTTTAGTGATTGGGTTTCGGTATGAGCTGAGCACACCAGTACCACCGGCAAACTTAACTTTCGGGATTTTAGAAATAGCTTCTTTGCTACCACCAAAATCAGAAATCAGTTTGTTGATACCATCAATACCAGCATTTGGGAGAGCAATGACAGCGTTGATACCATCACCAGCAAGTTTTTTCATGCCGTCCCACATTTCGCCAAAGCCTTTTTTCACGTTATCCCACGTATCTTTGAAGAACTTAGCGATATTGGTCAATGCATCGGTAATCAGTTTGGTAATATTAACACCAAATTTCTCTTGCGTTAATGCTCCGATTTCATCCCATTTTTTTGATAGGAATTTCTTAGAGTTTTCCCAGCCATCAAACCAATTCTTATTGATACCTTTGTGGTGTTTGTCAATATCTTTGCCAAGAGCAGTCATTGCTTCAGTGGCATTGCCCTTGATACCTTCCCATGTTTTCGATGCGAATTTCTTAACGTTGTCCCACTTATCAGACCAGTCTTTTTTTAGATTAGTCATGTGTTTCGCAACGCCTTTCGCCATATCCTTGACATGGTCCACGGTGCTATCGACAAACTTCTTAAATGGCTTGTTATGCTTATACATCAACTCGAAACCAGCGACTACTGGATTGGAGATGACAAGCAACTTCTTAGCGGTGTTAGTAAAGGCTTTGATACCTTTTTCACCACCAGTAAAGTAATTCTTGGTCTTTTCGAAGCCCTTTTTGGTGCTTTTGGCCATTGAATCCATCGCACCAGTCCAAGTCTTCTTCATGCCATCCCATGTCTTACCAAGCCACTTACCAGCGTTAGAAAAACCGTCCTTGATATTTTTAACAATACCATCAACGAATTTCTTAAACTTCTTATTGTGCTTGTAGATCAGAGCAAAAGCTCCAGCGATAGGATTGGCAATAAATAAAAGGACTTGTTTCCAGTCCTTTTTAAAGAAATCAATGATTTTTCCAAAGATTTCTTTAGTAACTTTGAAAATTTTATCGAAAGCCTTTTTGGCAGCACTGAACATGCCATCGACAAAAGCTTTAAATTTCTTATTGTGTTTGTATAGCAGCACCAAGGCAGTGATAGCCGTAGTGACTGCAACCACAATCAAACCGATAGGGTTTGATGCCATCGCTAGGTTCAATAATTTTTGTGCAGCTGTCATACCGACTGTAGCTGTTCGCCATGCGTGAATGCCTTTGACCACTGCCGTGATACCCATAGCGACTTTAGAGCCTACAAAATAAGCAGCGAATAAAGAACCGACTGTTTTAATAGCCGTCTTATGTTTTGCAATGCCACCTAAAGCCTTAGATAGTGATGTAACTGGCCCTTTAGCCTTTTTACCGTTACCAGTCATGAGGTTAAATGCACCAGCGACACCTTTAATCATGTCAACGGCAACTTCCCAAACACCACCAGCAAAGTCTTTACCAATGCTGAAAACTGCACCTAAACTGTCTTTGGTTTCCTTGAAGAAACCTACGATTTTAGGGGCGTTGTTAGCAATGTTCTTACTAAGATTGTCGACAAACTTATTGAGACCGTCCATTAAGCCACTAAGTTTATCTGTACCATCACCGAGATTAAACACCTTAGAGAAAGCGTCCATGATAGTGCCTAGACCTTTGGAAACGTGCTCCCCTAAATCTTTAAACTTAGTTTCAGTGTTAGGATCGGCAACCCAATTACCAATCTGTTGTAAGAATGGGTTTTTCATTTTATCAATCGGGTCACGGAAAGCTGCAACTACTGCCGGCATACGAGACTGGATAGTTCTTTCAAGACCACCGATGGTAGTTGAGAAATTAGCCGTCGCATCCTTGTATTTGTCTTGCAACTCGAACAAGGCTTTCTGTGCCATCTCTGCGGTGATTTTACCATCTTTTTGGAGCTCCGCATATTTATCGGCAGTCATGTCTGTAATGCCCAATTCTTGCGCAGCAACTTCTTTCAGCTGGTTTTTCATTTCCGGAAAGACGTTGATGATTGACATCATGTCTTGCCCTTGAACCTTACCGTTGGCAATCATTTGAGCCCATTGAGTAGCAAAGTTTTCCACGGCGGCATCGGTCTGACCAAACGCATCTTGCAAGGTCAAGATGGCTTGTGTTTGCTGCTTAGTCAACTCGGTATTGTGGGTAACGGCATAGAATTTTTGGTTCATACCGTCAACCATTTCGGTTGAGTTAGCCGCCGCTTGTGCCATTTGGTTGGTCATATCGACCATCTTCTTACCTTCCTCGGCGTTTCCGGTAAGCGTTAACCAAGTGGCATTCATGGTTTGTTGATATTTAACATATTCGGCACTTGATTGTGCGATTTCATCAAACTTGCCCTTAATAGCTCCCAATGCATTTTGGAAACCGTTGCTGATCAAGTTAGCGGCAAACGTAGCCCCGAAGATACCTTTTAAGCGTGAGGTTTTCGTTTCAGTCTCACCAACTTCACTACCTAAACGTTTAAAGCTATCTTTTAAGCGTCCAATGAGTGAGCTAGAACGTTGACTTTGTTCAATCTCATCATTGAGCTTGTCAGCAGCATTTCTGGTGTGCGCTAGGCTAGTAGCCGTTTCGTCCAAGCGTTGCTTTTGTTTGCGATATTCGTCGCTTGTTCTCCCGGATTGCTTAGCGACACGCTCAAGCATTTCTTTTTGGGTCTCATACTGCTTATTTAAGTTAGTGATAGAACCTTTGTATTGCTTGAGCTGTTCTTGTCTCGCTTCGTCCTCTTTGCCTTCGGCCTTTAAGCGCTTAACATAAGTTTCAGACGATTCGTTTTGCAGTTTGTACTGTTTCTGCAGTTCAGCAAGCCCAGACCTATGATAATCTAGGCTATTTTTGGCTTGCCGTTGCTGGTTTTCCAACGATGCCAAGCGTGTAGTAGCTTGGTCAATCTGTTGCTGGTACTTAAGATACTGTTCAGCGGTTTCAGCGGTACTCCCTTTCAATTGAGACTGCTCTTGTTTCAGTCTCTCAATCTTATGTTGTTGGTTTTGGATAGCATTACCCAAACCATCGTACTTAGCTTGTGCTGCACCTAAATAGTCCCCAGCGCTACGCATTTGGCTTTCTTGTGCCTTCCATGCGTTTGTAGAGCTATTAACTAACTGAGTTAGTCGTTTAATCGAGTTAGCCGCTTGGAGCGTGTCCAAGGCGATTTCGGTGGACATGGTAGCTTGTACTTTTGCCATGTAATATTTTTCCTCCTTTCCTTAAATATTTAGAGTAAAGATGTTGGGTCAACCATCCTATCTTCTTCCTCTTTGGCATTTAAGATTTTCATTAGCTCGTAATAGTCAGTGTCGTAATACTGATCTAGTGTCCACCCAAAACCTTGGATTGATTTTTTAGCAATGATTTTCAAATCTTCAATGCGATTTTCTAAATCAAAAATCTGTTCGCCTTTAGATTTTAATCTTTTGGGTCGGTTTCACCAGCGGCGTTTTCGAGTTGTTCGTCTGTCAATCCGTACATGTAGCCCACCAATTTTTCGGCAATCTCTTGTGTACGGACATTATCCAAATCAAGCAATTTGTCATAGGCTTCATCATCCAAATTGAGGACAGCACGGATAAAACCAAGCATTTCTTTAAGGATCGTGAAGCTCGCTTGTGCTTGCTCTTGCGTGTCCCCTTCCTCAACGGTGTCGCTGATTTTAAGCACGGCAAGTTGGTACTCGTGCATACGCAAGACATTGCGGTTGCTCGTAGCTACTTCAAACGCCTTTTTACTGATTTCTGGGATTTTAATAGTTCTGATTTCCATTTATCTTTACTCCTTTAACACAAAAATAGAGGTCAGGCCATGAGCCCGACCTCTTGCGAATTATTAAATACTATTTGATGCAGCAGGAAGGGCATAGCCCCCGAAGACTTCTTTGAACATGTTTGTTTTATCGAAAGTAGATGCTCCAGAATAGTATTTCTTGTAAGGCTCACCACCGAACGCAATCGCTGACAAGGCGTTAAATGTCATGTTGTCGTCTTGGCGAGTTTGTGCAGTGTCGGTATCTGTTGCAACGTTTTGAGTTGATTCTTGCATGATACCGTTAGCAAAACCAAAGAACACTGAGTGTTTGCGGTCAAGTGTTTCAGATTCAATCAATACCGCCGTGTGTGGTTTTTCACCGTCCATAACGTAACCACCCTTGCCGTCTGGTTTAAAACCAAGCATTTTCTGTTTGATTTCAAAGTCAAGGTTATTGAAGTCGAACGCTACTGTTGGTGAACCCGGTGCAATCATAACATCTTGCACTGAGTTGTTCCCGGGAATTTTAGTCGCTTGACCTTCCAAGTTGGAAATATTAGCGGTACGAGTACCAAGCATAGCTGAATCAACTTCAATCACGCCGTCTGTTGAAAGGCCGTCAGCACCTTTAAGTAGTTTTTGGGTTTTGGGGTCAACCAAAGCAAGGCGGACCATTTTCAAACCTACAATTGCCATATAGTAATTTCTCCTTTGTTAAATTAATTTATCGAGGGCAACAAAAAAGACCGCCGTAAGTTGTAACGTATCGGGGTCTATGCTATGTTCTCTCATGTCTGTAATTGAGTAGCGTTCAGATTTTAGGAATTTCAGTAACTCCATTTCAAAGGCTTCGATATCAAAATCGATGTCAGCCTTGTAAAAAATCTGGACTTCCACTCTATCTGTTTTTCCGAAAAAGGTATTATTCCCACTTAAATCAAGAGACGGATTGCTTTCAGTGAGCAAAACGATTGTCTTATCGGTGTTTTCTTCGAGTTCTTTAGGCAAGTTGTTTGCATAAACTTCGCTTATTTCACCAAATTCTTTGCCGTCAATTAGCTCTTTTAGTTTTACGGTTGCTAACACTTAATCACTTCCCTCCTTTTCTTCGAATGAGTTTTTCATATTCCTCTTTTTCTGCCAATAGCACTTTCCTTTGGACAGCGCTATCGTTTTGGACATTGGTGACGAAATGATCAGCACGGTATTTCTTGGTACCGTCATTTAATCGTCTAGCATTTTGGGCGTGGTAATTGTTTTTCCATCCCACGGTTGCTACACCGTTCTTTCTGCCGTCCGCATTAGTGGACTGGACAGATAAACCGTCAGCCATGTGTCCATACTTCAAATCTTTTTTATTTGAGTAGTGTTTCTCACGAGTCACTTCTTCCAACTCTTTTTGAAACACTTTCGCACCAGCAGTAGTGATTTTCGCTTGTTCCGCTGGTGTGATATCGCCAATACTGGCTACCGTTTCAAGCCAGCCCTCTAGTGCTTCATCAAGCCCTACCATAAGCTATCACCCAACTTTCTTGTGTTTTCTAAGTGTCAGAAAGTCGTAGCGGTTAAGCCCAAAGTTTTCGTTTGGACTGACACGCACAATATCATACTGAGTGCCATTTAGGACGGCCACTTGACCTTCAATCACTTTGGCATTGTGGCGAATGACGATAACTCTTGTATCACTTTCGCCATTTTGCTGAGCAAGGTACTCTTGATTGAGTGTGCGAGTGTGGGGTTTATAATGCAACGTAAACTGTTTCACGAATTTCGGCACGCTTACACCCGTAAACTTATTAGGGGTGCTTTGGTATGTACCGAAATCAGCTTTGAAACGAAAGTCTGAGGGTAAATATCTGACTTTAGCCATCCTTTTCCTCCGTATACGTTGCGTACAAGCCCCTTAATTGCCCGATTATGCTATTTAAAGTGAGATTGATAGGATAAGTCACCGTGTCCGTTAGAGCCACCCTGTAGGTGAAATATGAGCTTGTGAGGGCTATTACAGCCGTGTCATATAGAGATTCTACACTGTCAAGGTCGTAGAATTTCGAATCACTACCGACTGCATTGATAATATACTGTTGAGCTGATTCAATGTAAGCTGGAATGAGTGCGGTGTCGTCTGTCTCATCCAGATTGAGGGTCTGCATGATAGTTTCCTTAGATACACTCATTACTTACCTCCTAATTAAGCTCCAGTAGTAAGATTAGCTTTTTGGTCAGCGATTGCTTTAAATGACGCTGGCACAAACGCTTCTTCATCAGTTTTAACAACATCGAAACGGTCAATAACACGTACTTTAGTTGTGTCGGTTTCAAAAGCACCGCCACCAACGTTAGTAGAGAACAATGACAAGTGTTGACGGTCAAACAATGTTACCGCTTGTTTCAAGTCACCAAAGTAAAGTGGCATAGCTCCACCAGTACCATTAGCAAGCCAACGGTCTGATACTTCTTTAACTGTGAAACCATCGATTGAGTAGCCAGTTGGTGATTTAACATCACGCTCCATGAGGTAGTCACCCATAGCGTTCTTAACTTTCTTAAGGGCAGTAAAGCCAGAAGTGTTTGTCAAGAAGAATGATGTTTGTTTGATTGCCGGGTCAACTTTGGCTTCAAGGTCAATGATGTCATCCCATTTAGCCAATGTTGGTTTGGTTGGGAGTGTTGCGATAACATCCAAAATAGCTTTGTTACGAGTAACAACGACTTTTTTCGCAATCCAACCAGACAACCAAGCAAGGATGTTTTCAGCAGAATCAGCAAGCAAACTGTTAGTTACTGTAGAGATACCAGCGTAGCGCTTGATAGTGTAGCGGATAAGAGACAATTTAGGGTCATCATTAGCACCAATTTGTCCAGCTTCATCATCGAGTTTAGAAAGGCCAGTGATTTCAGCCCATTTTTCATAAACACGAGAACCAGTAAGAGTAGTTACGTTTTCGACGTTAACATATTCTTGCAATGAATCGTATTGACGAACCAATGTATTGATAGCTGTACGGATATCTTGTGGGATAGTCAAGCCAGCGTCAGCACCAGTTCCGTCTGTTTTAGAATCAAGTGCGTTTTGGTAACGACCACGAACGAGGTTTTTAAAGTCTTTAACAAAGTTAGCTTTAACTTCTTCTTCGTTTTCAGTCAATGGTTTCTTGTCTTCTTCAGTCATGTTAGCTACTTCGCTAGCACGAGCTTCAGTGTATTGTTCTTTGAACATGTCGCGTTTCATTTTCGCAGTGTCACGTTCGTTTTTGATTGCTTGCAATTCTTCAGCGGTAACTGAATCATCAAGCATAGCTACGTTAAGTTTTTCATTAAGATTTTCGACCTTGTCGCCTTGAGCAACCCAAAGGTCATGCAATTCGTTTGATGTTTTCATCAATCATCTTCCTTTCATTTTTCAAGTAAAATAGCCAATTTCTGCTCACGCAATGAATTGGTCTTAGGTGTAGCAATCATATTCTTAAATTTAGTGATTGCTGATTTGCTTGGTAGTTGATGTACGGCATTCGTAACCATGATTTCTTCTTCATCGTTATCGAAGAACATTATTTCATCAGCAAAGCCTTTATCAACGGCAGTTTTAGCATTAAGCCATGTCTCTTTAGCCATGAGATCAAGTAATTCTGGTTGTTTAAGACCAGTCTTCATTTCATAAGCCAAAGCAATGGATTCATCAATACTATTTAATACTGCCGATTGGTGCTCTAGGTCATCCGCATTACTGTGTCCGGGGTCTACCGAAGCCTTATGAATCATCATTTGACTTGTTGGGGACATCCTAACAACGTTCCCAGCCATAGAAATAACACTTGCAGCACTAGCCGCAAGGCCCTGCACATTAACCACAATACGCTTGCCGCTTGCTTTAAGCATTGTATAGATTTCGCTAGCTGCGAACACATCACCACCATTAGACGCAATGTTAAGCGTGATTTCTTCGTCTTCATCGTTTTCGATAGCATCTTGAACCATTTTTGGATAAGTGCATGTCATTCCAAAAAAATCATAAAACGCCACTAAATCATTGCTTGCAATATCGCCTTTAATGTCAATCTTGCCCATTTGTCTCACCTCCTTTCAATGTGGTATGGTTAGGATTTTCACCCTTTGGCAACTCTTTAGGCAAAATCTCAGCTTGTTGCAAAATATACAAGCCTTGATTTTGTGCGAGTGTACCAGTCTTAACCATGCTATTGACACGGCTGATATAGTTAGCACCAGTCGGATCAACCGCTGGGAAAATATCAGCGTCAACTTCGCATGAAAGTTTTTGAGACAGTTCACTAAGAAATGGTCTTAAATAACGTACGACTGCTTTAGAGTACACATTAGAACTCATTTCTAGTGATGATTGTTGGTCCCCTTGTCCACCGACAACGTTCTCTGGGATACCGTAGACTTTTGCAAATTGTCCGGTCGTCCAGTCTGCTTGCTTAAGTAGTTGGGCCACGTTGGACTTGATTTCAAGAGGTGTGAAATCCTCTAAATCATCCAACACCAACGGACCGCCTTGCATTTGCTTCATCGCTTGTCGTGAACGTGAGACTTTGGTTTTAAAATCAAGCAACCCACCGCCCTTGATTTTCAAAATACCATTGGCGTTTAGGGCGTTTTTGAGTGAGTTAAGCGTTAGCTTGTCACTGGCTTTTTGAATATTCAGTTCTCTACCAAGGGCCATCAACGGGCTTACGCTTGTTAGCCCACCGTCCACGGATAGCAGTCTAAAATGTAAGACATCGCTTTGCGGTACGTGTTGTTTTGGTGGTATGCGTGGGTCATCAAACGTGATGTTGTAATAGAGACCATTCTGATTGTCCAATCGGTTGAAAGAGACTTGAGACGGCCTTAAATACTCCCACTTCATATCACGTCCGTTGTCATTACGCCACCGGTACGCAAAGGCTTCACCACCCAATAGCATTTGAGCAAAGATGGACTGGTAGAAGTTAAAGCGATTAGCGTTGTTCGATGGGTTATCTACGATACCTTGCATTTGCTTTCGACTAGTTGTTAGCTTAGCGGTTGCAAGGTCGTTGGATAGCTGGCTGATAATAGAGAATAGGTCCGAGTTTTTAAGAGCAGTTTCGGCTGAAACCCACTCACTACCATTCAAGGTAGCCAAAAACTCTGGATCAGTGATATCAAAAAAGCCCCCTTGGTTACTCGGTGGGCTTTCGGTTGCTAAATTAAATATCGGCAATTATTATCACCTCCTTTCTAGCCTTTCTTAGCGGCTAGCTCACTAATTAAACCTGCTAGTACGAATGTGATTGTCATGCTAATGCCAAACCATACGTAGCCGAGGTTATAAGTGGTTAAATTAAGCGAAATCGCAGCTAAAATGAACATAAGGATGTCAAAAATAGCCCAAATCGCCTTAAAAAACTTCAAAATCATGTATTAATACTCCTCTAGTAGCCCACTATCTGGGTTTTTTAACCAGTTTAGAACGGCCTCTTGACTCATGTGTTCAACCTTCCACGTTGGATTGTTAGTGATAGCGTAGTCTTCAAACGCATACATACCATCATAGAACGCATCAATTAGGGCATCCACCACGTCGATTTTATAGGTCGATTTCATCTTGTCTACTTGAATACCGATGTTATCTTCCTTGATTACTGCATTTATCAAGGCTTTTCGCATGATTTCATCATCCAAACGGGTGATATTGCCTTCAATAAAGAGCGTTTGAAGGAATTTAGTCGGGTCTTTCAGTTCGCTTGTCCGTTGTCTGATTGGCATAAGTGGAAAGCTCGTGTTAGACTCTAAGGCTTTGATAAGCTTTGAAACCCCCATAGCGTCATAGCCGAAGAAGACTACATCAAGCTGATTGTCCTCCACATACTCACAGAACCAACGGTACACTTCCTCTGGATTGATTAGCCCTTGTGGGTGGCTTGTAATCGTACAAAAACCCTTGGTTTCCAAATCTCGATAGTTAACACCGTCTTGTTCCATTTTGGCTTCTAGCGAGCCCGCTTGTTGCCAAGGAATGAAACTGTGTTGTTCGACATGCCATTTCTGACTACCGTCTTCAGCAACATACGGATAGACGAAACCAATAGCCGTGTTATCGCTGAACATCGAAGCATCAAGACCGACATAGACACGCTTGCCCTTGATGTTAAATTCATCAACGACTGCATTTTCAATATCTGTTAAATCAAGGAAGCTATTGCTATCAGCAAGTAGCCAACAATTCATGTTCTTGACTTGGAAGTCGGCTAGATTACCACTTAATAGGTCACTATCCCTTTTATCCATCAACCCTTTCATAAGGTTGTCACGCTCTTGTTCCAAGTCTAAAAGCGGATTGCTTTTCCCCCATGTTTCTGGTTGGAAAACCTCATCCAAACTATCTTGAGACCATACTAAGCAAAGGTATGTATCAGCATCCCTATTATCGTCGTCTTCCATAGCTTGCTGCATAATTCTTTGGTCTTCCCTAAAAGGAACAGATGGATTTGGGTAAGCAGTAGAGATTTGGACGAATTGTCTATTCGGGACTTTTACTTGACCGGAAACAATCTTAGAAACTGCGTCCCTTGTTTCAATCTCTCCAATCTCATCAAAAATAGCGGTTGTTCATTCAAGTAAAATGAAAACTATCATATTGCCCACTCTCAGCAGAGATGGCTCTTAAAACGTTATTGTTAGCCTTCATGATAACTTGGTCACTATGCAAACCTAATTCAGTTTCGTTCGCTAAACTCTTAAAAGGCTCGTTTTGAATTATCTGCTTCATCATGGATTTGATGTAACCAAGCAACTTATTTGTTTGCTTGAAGTTGATAGAGGTTACAAGATAATCTTGGTTTGACAATCCGAAACTTTCGATAAAGTACGAATACGCCGTAAGAATAGCCATCAAATATGTTTTACCTTGACCACGACCGACCGAAACGATGGCACGGCTGAAACGTTTACCACCGTTAGCGTTTCTCCACCCAAAAAGCATACATAGGATGAACTTCTGCCACGGCATCAGTTGTGTAGGCTCACCAGTATCGACGTTTGGGCATATTCTAGCAAAACGCAATAGCTTATCTGCTTCAGTCGTTTCATAGGTATATGGAAAGTCGTCATTACCTTGCCTTTGTAGGTCTCGTAAGTGTCGGAAACATGCCAATTTAATCATGTATCCAGTCACTATTCGACCTTCTAAGGCATCAAAGCAATATTTTGTGCCATCGTCTTGATATTTTTTAGCGATGTCAGTGAAATCAAATTCTTTATACGCTGCATCTATATCATGAGTTTTTATCAGATTCGTTTTCATTACTATTAACCACCCCCTTTCAATAAAAAAAGAACAATTACAATTTTAATTTCCTAAAAATTCTTTCATCATATCCCCTAGAGACTTATTGTCCGCTTGACTTCCGGCGATTTCAGCCAATTCAGCCCTTCCTTTAGGTGTCAGACCTAGCTGAATACCTATTTTATTAAGGGTTTCAGTGGCATCTTTCATCGTAGCAACGGCTGGATTCTTTCTAAATCCCACTGACTGCTCGCCTAGAATCTCGCCACTACCTTGTGCTTGGATGACTTTCTTAATCTCGGTTTGGATACCGTTTTCTTTCACATCCTCATAGGCTTTTTTGTAAATCTCGTAGTTAGTACAGTAGGTTTCCACAAGAAATGTATCGATACGCTCGACCTTTTCTGTTGCTTTTAAATACGGAATGATTTTAGTCCAAACCGACCTCGCCACTGTGCCCAAATAGTTCGGTGGGTCAATGGGTAGAAAGCGGTCATTTTGCTCGTAAAACGGTTTCCGTTTGGCTGGTGACTTATTCGCCATTTTCTCACTTCCTATCTTGATTATGACACCGCTTAAAAACCCTCAAAACTGTCTCTTATACACATCTCCGAGCCCACGAGACCCTAAGACATCTCGTAT